AACATTCTGCCGGTTCCCTTAATGATACCGTCCTCTACAAGTCTGATAGATTCGTTGAAAATGATTTGTGCGTTTGTCATATTAACCACCATTCCTTTCGAGTGTGTGTTGTCGTTTGCTATGTCTATATCATACTATAGCGCACTATAGATTGCAATAGGCAGATTGCACAAAAATTAGCGCACTAAATTGTGCAAATTGCATATAGCGCACTAAGGGTAGATGGTATATAATAGGATATGGAATAGAATGGATACGAAAGGGGGCATAATATGGCCTATAACGAGAAGCAAAAAGAGTACACCATGAAATATTTAAAAGGATTGAAGGAAATACGGTTCAGGGTAGCTCCGGAAGTATATGCAGAGTATGAGGAAGCGGCAAAGAAAGCCGGTTATACGAGCATGAGACAGTTTTACATGGATGCTATACAAGAAAAAATGAACAGAACAGAATAAAAGTGTTATAAAATGTATGTCTCTGTATAATGTTGTATGATGTTGTATAACATTTCCGAAAAAGACTATGATATAATTAAAATAGCAAAACGGACGAAAGATTATTCCACCCACATTGGCTTTCTCCTGTGTAAGAGATTACCCATAACAACCTAGCAGGCCCCTTATATTTAGATATGAGGGGCTTTTGCTATGCAGAGGGATAATGCCAGGGGTAAGAGGATAGAGAGCCAGGAAGAGAAGAATACAAAGCGACAGAAGGGAAGTGAGAGCATGGCAGAAAACAAAGGCGGTAGACCACCGATGTATAAGAGCAAGGAAGAGATACAAGAGAAGATAGATGCGTATTTCAAAGAGTGCGAAGGAAAACCATTGCTCGATAAAGAAGGAAATCCCATGATAGATAAATACGGTGTACCGATCATGTACGGAGTAAGACCGTATACCATTACCGGATTAGCTTTGGCATTAGGATTCAACAGCAGACAGGCATTATTGAATTACCAGGCAAAAGAAGAGTTTAATGACACGATTACACGTGCGAAGGCCATTGTAGAGCGATATGCAGAGGAAAGGCTTTACGATAAAGACGGTGCCAACGGCGCAAAATTCAGTTTATCAAATAACTTTGACGGATGGAGAGAGAAACAGCAGATCGAAGCGGATGTAAACAGCGAAGTTACAATCAATATTGATTTGGTGGACGATTGATGGAAGTCAATTTCAAAATATCAAAGAGAGTTTTCAACGAGGTATACCTTCCGTACTTAGATAATACGGATAGATACCTCATTTTTTATGGTGGTGGTTCCTCCGGTAAGAGCTACTACATAGCACAAAGATACATTTACAAGCTGATACATCCAACACGCTGCAATCTATTGGTAGTACGACAGACCGGAGATACGAACAGAAAAAGTACATTCCCACTTTTAAAGCAAGTAATCAGTAATTGGAACTTATCAAAGCATTTCAAGATAAACGAAAGTGATATGCGGATCAAGTGCTTGCTTACCGGTAACGAGGTAGCATTTGCCGGCCTTGACGATGTAGAAAAGATTAAGTCCATAACCTTTGAAAACGGCGAATTAACAGATGAATGGGTAGAGGAAGCAACAGAGTGCCAGGAAGCGGATATAAACCAATTAAAAGTCCGTTTGCGTGGTGGTAAGAGTAACAAACAGATGGTGCTATCCTTCAACCCGATAAACATACAGCACTGGATCAAGAAGCATTTCATAGACAGCGGCCTTGCTACGGTATGTTTCAGTACCTACAAGGATAATAAGTTTCTGACGGATGCAGACCGCAGAGCCCTAGAGGATTTGAAGCATACAGACGAGTATACCTACAACGTGTATTGCCTGGGCCAGTGGGGAATCCTGGGTAAGACGGTATTTGATGCAAGGGCAATACAAAGCCGGCTAGAGACGATAGAAAAACCGTTAAAGACCGGTTATTTTGTTTATGACTATGACGGAATGACAGTATCTAATATCCGGTGGATGAATGATAGAAACGGATATATCAATATCTATCAGCTTCCGAATACACCGGAAGTTACAAAGTATTGCATCGGTGGAGATACAGCCGGCGAAGGTAGCGACTTCTTTACAGGCCATGTACTAGATGCGAGAACCGGAAAGCAAGTAGCGGTATTAAAGCATCAGTTTGATGCGGACCAGTACACAAGGCAGATGTATTGTCTAGGAACCTACTACAAGCAAGCCTTAATCGGCATAGAAGCAAACTTTGACAGCTACCCGATCAGAGAGCTACAGAGAATCGGATACACAAACCAATTTGTTAGAGAAGCGGTTGATACATACACCGGAAAGAAAGAGAAGCGGTTCGGCTTTAAGACAACGAGTTTGTCAAGGCCTACCATTATTTCCAGGTTGATTGCTATTGTCCGGGAAGAGGTAGACAGCATAAACGACAAGGATACACTTGAAGAACTCTTAACCATTGTCCGGAACGAAAAGGGAAGGATAGAAGCTCCGCTAGGCGGCCACGATGACCAAATGATGGGCCTTGCGATTGCGCATGAGGTAAGAGAACAGGTTGTCTTTGCAGAAGAGGTAATACACGTAAATCCGCAGTACCATTTCAGCATAGAGAAGCACAGTGAGACGGTGCAGGACTACGGAGAAAGCATTGTTGTTGTGTAGGAGGGCAGCATGGAAATATTGTTAGTTTTAACAGTCGGCACACTTTGTATAGTGTGCTTTTTTGTTGGTGCAAAAGTCGGCCAGGCAGCAAGCAAGGGCGAACGGATCGAGACTCCGGAACTTAACCCGGTAAAGGCATTTAAGGAACACCAGGAGCGCAAAGCTGCCGAGAGAGAACACAATGAGGAACAAAGGAAGCTTGATACCATTATCCGCAATATTGAAGCGTATGACGGTACTACACGCAACCAGGAAGATGTTGAATAGTGAGGTGACACATGAACATCGAAGAAATCAAGGAAACAACGATATGGGGCCTGTATGAGAAGGGCAGAAACTATCACAGAAGAGTGGGGATTTACACCGATACGGACCGAAACTACCGCTTCTATAACGGAAATCAGTGGGAAGGGGCCAAGTTAGGCGGTGTGGAGCCGGTACAGAAGAACTTTATTAAGCCTATTGTGAAGTACAAGATATCGGTAATTCACGATAATTTGTATGCTGTGAACTACTCTTCGGAGAACTTCGAGAACCGAGAGCTTTTCAAGCAGTCCGAAAGATACTGCGATATGCTGAACAGATACGCTAGGCGCATTTGGGAACGTGACAAGATGGACTACAAGGGCCGGAGAGTCACTAAGGACAGCGCAATCAATGACGAGGGTATCATGTATGTAGACTTCGACTTAGAGAAGATGATGCCAGTCAATGAGATTATCGACAAAAACGATATCTATTACGGAAATGAGAATGACGATGATATCCAGGCGCAGCCGTACATACTGATCCGGAAGCGTATGCCGGTAGCAAATGCGGTTGAATTTGCACTTGCAAAAGGTATAAGCGAAGAAAAGACCGCTTTTATCATTGGCGATACCGATACCTTTGAGGAAGCAGGAGAAGCAGCTAAGATTGAGCTTGATAACATGGTAACGCTTGTTTACAAGATGTATAAGCAGAATGGTACGGTGCATTTCTCCATTGCTACACGATGGATTGAGATTGCAGAGGATGTAGACACCGGATTGACTCTTTACCCTGTAGCGCACTTTGTTTGGGAAGAGAAGAAGGGCAGCGCAAGAGGTGAGGGCGAGGTAAGATACCTTATCCCGAACCAGATCGAAGTAAACCGGACCGAAATGCGAAGAGTATTGACGGTTAAGAACCAGGCTTATCCGCTTAAAGTAGTGGATATTAGCAAGGTTGCCAACCCTAACGCACTTGATACCGTAGGCGGCACCATTAAGACCAACGGACAGCCGGTGGACGATATTCACAAGATAGTGGGTACCATTCAGCCGGCCATGATGTCACCGGATGTAAAGCAGCTACAGGAAGATTTGATTCAGGTAACGAGAGATTTAGCCGGTGCCGGTGATACCGCAACAGGCCAGGTAAACCCAGAGAGCGCTTCCGGTCGTGCTATTTTAGCCGTACAGCAAGCATCCCAGGCACCTATGACGGAGCAGAAGGAGAGCTACGAGAACTTTGTAGAGGACCTTGCAAGGATTTGGCTTGATTACCTTATCGTGTATTCCGCAGACGGTGTAAATCTTGAGGAAGAGATGACCGATCCGAACACCGGAGAAGAGACGGTACAGCTTGTAAATGTTCCGCAGACCTTGTTACAGGAGTTGCAGGCAAGTGTAAAGATTGATGTAACACCGAAGGGAGTTTACGACAAGTTTGCACAGGAGCAGACAATCGAAAACCTTTTAACAGCCGGATTCTTTACAGCACAGAGGGTAGGCGAGTTAAAGACCTATGCGGATGTTCTGGACGATGATTCGGTAGCACCGAAGTTAAAGATACTGGATGCCATTGAACACATCGAAGAGGAACAGCGCAAGATTGCTATGATTCAGGCCCAGGCCCAGATGATGCAGCAGAGGGCGCAACAATTCCTTATGGAAGATGAAGAAGCCCAGGCTTCACAGATTGCGGAAGCACAGATGGCCATGGAACCTTCTGAAATGCCTTTTATTGAGGGCGAAGAAGAAGAGGTAGCAGAAAACGTAGATGATAATTAAAGCCTTTAGGGGCTTTTTTTATTACCTTTTTCGTGACCACACGAAAATGATTGACCGAGCGTTGATGTCATTAAAAGCCACGGATGCGGTGAAGCAAACACCAACCAAAAAATAGGAAGGAGGTTCGTTATGAGCGAACAGAAAGACCTTGCAATGGAAGTCATTGCTGAAAACGTGGAGCAGACCACAGACGAAAGCCAGGTAGAGCAGATTGCACAGCCTGAAAAGACCTACACAGAAGCGGAGTTTAATGCAAAGCTTGATGAAGTGTTAGGGAAGAAGATTGCCAGGAACACGGCCAAGATTCGCAAGGAGTACGAGAAGAAGTACGGTGAACTTGAAAATGTATTGAGGGCCGGCACCGGCAAAGAAGATGTAACGGAGATGGCGAGTACATTTAGAGACTTCTATACAAAGAAGGGTATTGCGATTCCTACGGAACCGGCATACTCCGCTAGAGACGTTGAAGTGCTTGCAAGGGCAGAAGCCAACGATATTATCAATTCAGGATTTGAAGAGGTAGTAGAGGAAGTGGATCGGCTTGCAGACTTAGGTTTCGAGAGAATGAGCCCTAGAGAGAGGGAAGTGTTTAAGACACTTGCGGAGTATCGGCAGCGTACCGAGAGAGGGAAGGAACTTTCCAAAATCGGTGTAACCGAGGATGTGTACGAAAGCAAGGAATTTAAGGACTTTGCTTCCAAGTTTAGCTCCGGAACATCCATTACAGAGATTTATGAAATCTTTGCAAAAACGCAACCAAGAAAAGAGATTCAGACCATGGGAAGCATGAAAAACAGCACTTCCGATGAAGGAACGGTAAAGGACTTCTACACAAGAGAAGAAGCCTTACGGTTCACGAAAAAGGATTTTGATAAGAACCCGGCCTTATTTAAGGCGGTGGAGCAATCAATGCTGAAATGGTAATGCTTCCTTACACAGAAAAGGAGACGATTTATTATGGCAGTAACCAATTTTATTCAGAGTATTTGGTCCAAGAAGATTCAGGACGATTTGGAGCTTAAGTGCAAGCTTGTTGACAACTGTTTGAGAGACTACGAGGGCGATGTAAAGCACGCACAGAGCGTTAAGATTCTCGGTGTAGGCGAGCCGACCATCGGTGCATACGATTCTAGCAAGGATATCACCATTGAAGAGATGTCCGACCGTGGCCAGATTCTTACCATCGACCAGGCAAACTACTTCGCTTTCTATGTTGACGATGTAAACCAGGCACAGTCCGTACCGGGCCTTAAGGAGAAGTACCAGGAGAAGGCAGTACACGGCCTTGCAGTAGCAAGAGATACCTATGTTGCCGGCCTTATCAAGGGTGTTACCGCAAATGTAACCACCGCAACCAATCTTACCCAGGATGCGGTTAAGGAAGCTATTGATGCTGCTATCGTAGCGCTTCGTGAGCGTAACTTCGATGAAGAGGGTGTAATTGAGATTACCCCGGCTGTTTACAACGTATTCAAGAACTGCTTGATTACCTTGTCCACCAACAATCCGGAGTACATCAAGAAGGGTATCGTAGGTGTTTACGATGACTTCACCGTTGTTATGTCCAACAACATGGCAAAGGATTCCTCCGTTGCATACTGTGATGTTCGTGGCAAGAAGGCTATTGCTTTTGCCGGCCAGATCAATGAGGTAGAAGCTCTTCGTGCCGAGAAGAAGTTTAAGGATATCATCCGTGGCCTTGATACCTTCGGTGCAAAGGTTATTGATGAAGCACGCATCCAGGTTGTAAAGGTTCCGCTTACCAAGACTGCGTAGGTGATTGCTTATGAAGAGAGTACGAGTAGAGGTTCCCTTTATTGACAGAGTAACCGGTGAAAAGTACGAAGCTAATACGGAAATCACGATGACCGAGGAAAGAATCGCAGAGGTTCGATCCGTAGGAATCAACATGGTATCTGTGTTAGGAGAAGCAGAGGGCCAGGAAGCAGCGGCAAAGAAGCCGAGAGCGAGAAAGAAAGCCGAGTAATTGTAGGAAGGGAAGTGTAATGCTTCCCTTCTTTTCGTGAGTGTAGGAACATCCTGTATTGACGAAAAGGAAATGAAAGGAGAAAAACGATGCAGTTTCAGAGATTTATTAGAAAACCGTCCATTGATATGTTGGCCGGTATCAAAGTTACAAAGGGCACTACACTGTACCACAAGAGCGACACTGTAGAGCAGTCCGTAGAAAAGCTTGTTTTCCATTCCGTAACGAAGGTAAAGGGCGAGAACTTCGAGAGTGTGTACGATACCACGATTCATCTTGAAGAGGGCGATGTGCTTATCTTTGAAGCAGAGGGCCGAGGCTATATCAAGCCGGTGGAAGCTTTCGTAACGGTTAAGGAAGCAATAGAGGAACTAGAAAACATCAGCGACTTAGAATAGGAGGTATCAGATGTTTTACGTGGACGATGATATGACAATCTATGTAACAAGGGGAGATACGGTATTTCTTTCTGTTACAGCAGATGACAACGGCAGAAATTATGTGTTTCAGCCGGGGGATGTTGTACGAATCAAGGTGACGGAGAAAAAGGCCTGTGAAAATGTAATGTTCCAGAAGGACTTCCCTGTTACCCAGGCAACAGAGAGAGTCGATATCCTTCTGACGGAAGAAGAGACGAAAATCGGTGAGGTAATCAGCAAGCCGACCGATTATTGGTATGAAATCGAATTGAATCCGTACACGAATCCGCAGACGATTGTAGGATATGACGATGACGGAGCAAAGATTTTCAAACTGTTCCCGGAAGGAAGAGACCTGGAGCCGACTCCGGTTGATCCGGAGGATATTCCGGTAGTGGATAACGAGTTATCTTTGACTTCCGACAGACCGGTGCAGAACCAGGCAATCGCAAGAGCCATTACAGGACTTGGTGCAGACATTAAGTATGTAAGAGAAAGTGGATCGGAGCGCATGACTACCATTGAAGGCAAGATTGCAGCAGAAGCAAGCAGACGGTCCGAAGATGTATTAAGGCTTGAAAATGACATTGCGGCAGAAAGAGCGAGAATCAATAACCTTGCAAGTTTGGAAGAGGGCAGCACTACCGGAGATGCGGAACTTGCCGATATCAGAGTTGGTGCGGATGGTAAGACCTATGCAACGGCCGGGGAATCTGTGAGAGGACAGGTTGGTGACTTAAAGAGTGATTTAAGCAAGTCACTTACGCTTACAGCGGTAGGGGCAACATTAGTACCACAAGGTTCGAATTTAGACACTTATCTGACCGAGGGTAATTATAAGGTTGACAGCACAGCTACGGCAAAAACGATTGCAAATATTCCGTATGCTTCGGCAGGAAGATTGGTGGTTTTAAGCACATCAATGCAAGGAAGATTAAAGCAGACTTTTAGTGCTAACACAACGGACTCAAAAGAATTTACCCGATTTTATAATGGAAATGTATGGAGTGAATGGATGGAAATTGCTCATATTGATACTGTGGAAAGTGCAAAAAGAAATTCCTTTGCGTTGGATTCACAAACCGCCACTGAAATCGGTGCAAATGATGATTTTAACAATTATACAACGCAAGGAAATTACAAAGTTTTAAATACAGCAAATGCAGAAAATATCAGTAATATTCCAAAGGCTTTACCTGGTAGATTGACAGTAATTACTAGCATAAGCTCGGCTTATGTAATACAGAAGTACGATACAGCTAGTACCACACCAAATTCATATATAAGGGCATATAAAAACGGAGTGTGGAATGCATGGTACCGGGTTGTATTGGACGGAGAATTTGAAGCTTTAGAAGCAAAAGCTTTGAAATCTTCTGATGTGGCTATAACAACGGAGAATTACACCGGATACTTTACAGATTATAATGATATTCCTGTAAACAGCGTCTACACCATAAATTATGGTGTACCATTGCTTAATTCACCGCCGGGCAATGAAACACTGAATCAAGAGGGAGAAACGCTTGAATATCCGAATGGTACTATTTTTACTATTTGTGGCCACAGTGATGCAAGTAAAAATAGAGGTAGAATGCAGATATTTACCACTAGCCATCCTTCAACCGGTCAATCTATCATGTGTTTCCGAAACGCATATACAAGTGGCGGTGAGTTGAAGTGGACACCGTGGCAGAAGTATAGCGAAACATACGCTTTGACAGCTTCAAACATCGTTATCAGAAAAGCAACGGCACATGAATTTTTTACTGATTTAAACGATGCACCGATCAATTCCATTTATCAGATTGATTTGGATTGCGATGAAGGAACGCTTTTAAATCATCCGAATCCGGGGCAGTCTTGCGTATTGATAACTTTTGGATTTTCTCATGTTTCAAGGCATGGTATGGTGCAACAGTGCTTCGGCTTGGGTGGAGATACGAAAATGTTTTTCCGTTACGGCTATTTGCAAAGCACGGATAATTATATTTGGACACCGTGGAAGCGTGTATTGACGGAGTAACTGCTAACATAAAGCAGACTTTAAACCGGTAACAATAAAGGGCTTCTTCGGAAGCCCTTTTCCTGTAGAAAGGAGATAATATGGACGGAAAAGTAGAAAACAACCAGACTGTAAGTAACCTGAAAGGCAAGGTTATACAGGTTCCGCTTGTGGATGAAACGCTTTCAAAGGCCGGCTATGCTGCGGATGCAAAGGTAGTAGGCGAAGCACTTAGCGGAATGGCAACTACGGTTGCAAACCTTGATCCGCATGGTGCAAGCAAAGTGGTATACGACAATGCGGAGAGTGGCTTAGAATCCGGAAATATCCAGGATGCGGTTGATGAGATTGCAGCAAAATATATTCCGAGTGCGACTAAGCCTACAGGTTCTTATGTTGGAGATGGAAAGACAACAGAGAGAACGGTACAGATTGGTGGCAATGGCAGTATTTTGTCGATAGTAGGAAACACATACACTTCGCTTGTAAGTGTGCATGGTTCCATCACCATTAAATCAAACGCAGAAGGTGTTACACACTTGCTTAATAGTCAGATTCAGTTTTACAACGGTATTCTTACGATTAAGAGCGACCACATAGGAATTAACGCTTCTAATATCACATATACTTATCGGCTTTTATAAGGGGGTGGCATCTTGACGCTTGCAGAAATGAAAAGAAAGGTTTTAGGCCTTATCGAAGAGTTAAACCCGGACAGCGAATTGCTTACGGACGATCCGGACATTGCAACGAAGCTGAACGATGTTATCAATCAGATTATGTTTGAGTTGGTTCGCTTAAAGAAGCTTCCCGGCTATGTAGAGATACCGGTAGAACAGGGCGAACTGATTGACTTTGACAGAATCGAAAAGGCCGGCAAGTATGCGGTATATCAGATCAGTATTGTTCGTGGTATTGATTGCGAATACAAGGCCCAGGGAACCATTGTAAAGGCTTTGGAGGATGGTGTTGCGGAGATTGACTATTTCAAGTATCCGGAAGCTATCACGTACAAGACAAAGGACAGCTACGAGTTTGAATTGACTCCGGATGTACTTGAGATTATGCCGTATGGTGTGGCTGCAGACCTGTTAAAGAGCGATATTTCCACCGGGTACGGTAGCATTTATGCGGACCGATATGAAGCTATGAAGCAGTTGCTTGATCCACGGTACAACATGGGCGGTATCTATATTGACGGTGGTGTTTCCGTTTAAGAGAGGGGATAGAGTATGGCCGATGGTAACTTAGTTTCAAGGGTGTACGGTGGATTCCGTGGGGTTGACTTCCGGGGCGAGGAAATCAACCTTGTACGGAGCCCGGACAGCTTGAATGTATGGAAAGATTATAAAGAGACGGAGAGTATACGGACAAGGCCGGGAATGGCGCTTAAAGAAGCCTTTTCGGAGCCGGTGTACGGTGTATTCTTCTATAAGGCCGGCAATGTTGATATGATGCTTGTGCATAGCGGCAAGAAGCTTTACAAGGTGGTAAATGGAGAGAAAACGGAGTTTTACAGCGGCTTAAATGCGGCCAGGAGCAGCAGCTTCATTTACAACAATACCTGGTATTTTAAGGACGGTTTGGTGTACTTGCAGTATGACGGACAGACCATAAAAGAGGTTGAAGGCTATGTACCGACTACCTCTATTGGCCGTAAGCCTGCCGGCGGCGGTTCTGCGCATGAAGATATTAACCTACTTACCGGAAAACGTAAAAATACTTTCCTTGCGGATGGTACGAGCAAAGAGTTTGTACTTGATGCACAGGGGATTGACAGCGATTTTCAGCCGGTAGTAAAGGTAAATGATGCGGTGGTAAGCAATTTTACGGTAGATTACCCGAAAGGTAAGATTGTATTTGCTTCTGCACCGGGAAAGCCGGCTACGGATGGCCAGGACAATGTTTCCGTGGAGTTTAAGAAGGATGTTGCCGGTTATGCGGATAGAATCAAGAAATGCACCTTGTTACAGGTATTTGATAACAGGGTGTTTTTTAGTGGAAACAAGGATTTCCCGAACATGATTTATCATTGCAGCCTTAACGATCCGAGCTATTGCAGCGATTTGGACTACTACAACGAGGGCTTAGACAATGCCTTAGTAAAGGGCCTTGTTGCCGGCAATAACGTGCTGTGGGTGTTTAAGGAACCTTCCCAGGCAGATACTACGGTATTCTACCATACACCGACAATCGACAGCGAATACGGCAAGATTTATCCGAGTACACATTCCAGTATTTCCACCGGATGTATCGGCAGAGCGATTAATTTTAACGATGATATTATCTTTTTCAGTGAAAGAGGTATGGAAGGAATCAGCGGAGATATCACCACGGAGCAGGCGGTAGCGCATAGAAGCTCTTTGGTGGACCGGAAATTGATTGCGGAGCGAAACTACAAAGATATGGTTTTAGAAGAATGGGAAGGTTATTTGATGGCCTTTATCGACAATAAAGCATATCTTGCGGACAGCCGGGCCATGTTTTCCAACGATGGACACCACGAATACGAGTGGTTCTATTGGGAGTTGGGAAAGAGTGTGACTTGTGCAAAGGTTGACAAGGGAATCTTGTATTTGGGTACCGAGGACGGTGTTTATACGTTGACGGATACGGAGAGTGCCGTAGAAAGTTGGTGGACTACACCGAAGGACAAATTTAAGAATCCGCAGTATTTAAAAACCACGAACAAGCGAGGATGTGTCGTAGAAGCTACCGGGGATGTTTCCGTGTATGCAAAGACCGAAAAAACCGAGTTTGAGCTTATCGGAACATATAACAATGTCACTGATTATTTAGTGAGTAGAATCAAGCGCAAGAAGTTTAAGGATATCCAGTTAAAGTTTTATTCCGAGACGAGATTCAGCCTTGAAACGGCCACTTTGGAGTGTTTCGTGGGTGGATATATTAAGCGCTAGAAAGGGGAAGCAATGGCAGTAAATTACGATGATGACAGACTTGTTGCTGTAAGGGATGAAGAAACAGCTAAGATTGATGAAATCAATAGTATGTACAAAGATATGGTCGGTAAGTCTGACGAGTATTTTGATAAGCAGATAAAAGCATCCGAGAATTGGGAAGCGACACAGAGAGAGAATCAGCAAGAGCAGACCGACTTTGCTATTGAAAAAATCAATCAGCAGAAGGAACAGGCACAAAAGGACTATACGAAAGAGCAGTCCGGGGCCTATGTTGATTGGCAGAAGGAAAGCAACCGGTACGGCGCTAATGCGGAGGAATTGGCTACCGGCGGCCTTAATAACAGCGGTTACGGTGAAAGCTCCCAAGTTCGGATGTACAACACTTATCAGAATCGTGTTGCTACCGCAAGAGCATCTTATGAATTGGCAAAGCAGAATTACGATAACGCTATTAAGGATGCACAGTTGCAGAATAACAGCATTTTAGCGGAGATTGCCTACAATGCACTTCAACAGCAATTAGAGTTGTCTTTGCAGGGCTTCCAGTACAAAAACGAGTTACTGCGTGAACAGGCAAGCAAGGCACAGGCAATCAGCGACACTTACCACGCTCGCTACCAGGATGTATTGGCGCAGATCAACGAAGAAGAAGCTGCAAGAGTACAGGCTGAACAGTTTGAAGCACAGTTGAGACAGCAGAAGGAGATTTCCGAAGCGCAGTTAAGAGAACAGCAACGGCAGTTTGATATTTTGCATGAGTCCTCCGGTGATTCAGGATCCGGTGGCGGCGGTGGGAAAATCACGGGCTCCGGTAGCGGAGGAACCATAAACACAAGCAGAACAAGCGGCCTGGATGCGACAAATAAAACGGTTGCAAATTACAAGAACCTTGCGGATGCAACGGCCAAGCTTCTTGAAACAAAGCAAGCTGCTACAGCATCAAGACAGAACGGTGTTAAGCTTCAATCGAATGTACCTCTAGGCACTCCAAACGGTACTAAAAAGGTAAATACCGAGTATTATTCCGGTTATTTAAACGCTGATGCGATCCGATACGGTACCTTCGATAATGGATATCAACCGAAGGGAATCAGCGGTTACGGAGCAGTACAAAAGACCGGTGATACGGTTACTTTCAATACCACAACGCTTAATGGCAAGAAAAAGACTGTTACACAGAATTTATGGGAAACGGTTGACGGTACAAAGTGGTATTGGGATGGCAGATCAAACAAATACGTTAATCCGTAGTAAGGGGGTGCTAACGTGGCTAATTATTATTTAGACGAGAATGGTAAGCTTACAACCAAGAAGAAAAAGAAGAACGGTTCTACCAACTACTATTTAGACGGAAATGGTAAGCTTACCGTTGCGGCACCGGACGATATCGCACCGGTAAAAGAGGATAGAACGTGGTTTAAGTCGGGCGCTTTCGCTGATGGTTACGACTTCGGAGATATTACCAAGACGATTTTGGGAACCAAAAAAGATTTAAAAGAAAACATTTATGCCGGTGTTATCGGTATTGCGGAAAGCGCTATTGATGCCGGTGCCTATGTTGCCGGAGGTGTTGGTGGCATGGTTGGCGCAGACGGTTTTAAAAACAAGATGCAGAATTTCATTGAAAAGGACCTGATTGACGAGAAGAAGGTTGCTAAGACAATGGACAATATTACCGGCGGCGCTACTTCTTGGCTTACTCTTCTTAAACCAGAGTTCGATGCACAGCAAAACTCCATATTAGGAGATAAGTCCGGGGGCCTTTTACAGTCTGGCGGTCAGCTTGCCGGTACGGCAGCGCTACAGATGGTTGGTGTGCCGTGGTATGTGACAACCGGTGTTACAAGTTTTGGTGGACAGGCAGAAAGCGCATTTAAGGAAGGCGCAACCTACGGTGAAGCCGGAGGAAGTGCGGTTATTTCCGCAGCGGCAGAAATCTTAACGGAAAAGCTTTCCGGTGGTATTAAGTTTGGTGGTAAGACTCTGGATGATGTTGTACTCCGTCCGCTTACACAGCAAATCTCAAACAAGGCCACTAGAACGCTTGTAAATTTGGGTTTGGATGCCGCCGGTGAAGGTGCCGAGGAAGTTATAACCGAGTTTGTTTCTACTCTTGGCGAGCAATTAACCTATGAAAAAGAAGAAACATGGGCTGAATTGCTTAACAATGAGGAAGCCATGGATGCTTATATTAACCAGGTAGCAGATAGTTTGTTTGGAGAGGAAGCAAGAGAAGCTTACAAAGAAGCGGCTATCGGTGGTGCTGTCCTGGGTGGTGGTTTGAACATCGGAAGGGCTGCTAAGTCTATCGCCACCGGCAGAGACTATAAAACCGGACTTACGGAGAACGAACAGACGGTTATTAACAAGGAAGTAGAAAACCGTATTAAGGAACGAGAGGAAGCCGGAGAAACGCTTTCCAACCGTGACAAATCGGATATTGAAGAACAGGTTAAGAGCGACCTTGCAAAAGGCTATATCAGCATTGATACGATTGAAAGTGCTTTGGGTGGTGATGCCTACAACAGCTACAAGGCCATGACCGATAAGGAAGCCGCACTGAAAAAGGAGATTGAGACTTTGGAGAATACTCCGAAGGAACAGATTACCGTAAAACAGAGCGAGCGACTTACGGAAGCACGACAGGAGTTAGAAAACCTTGATATACATACTGCAAAAGAGCAGTTAGGTATGCAAGTATCAGATATGGCTAAGTCTGATAGGTTGGCAGAAAGCTACAACGAGAAAGCGAGACGGAGCCAGGCATTTGAAGCCGATCTGAAAAAGTACGATGCTAAACAGCAAGAAGTTGTCAAGAAGGCAATGGAAAGCGGAATACTGAACAATACCAACAAAACACACGACTTTGTAGATATGATTGCGAAATTATCTGCGGAGAAGGGTGTTTCTTTTGATTTCACGAACAATCAGAAGTTGAAGGATTCCGGTTTTGCGGTAGAGGGCGCAACGGTAAACGGTTTTGTTGACGGAACGGATATTACTCTTAATATCGACTCCCAAAAGGCATTAAATACCGTTGTAGGCCATGAGATTACGCACGTTTTAGAGGGAACCGAGCTTTACGGAGAGCTCCAGGCGGCTATTAAGGCATATGCGGAATCAAAGGGCGAGTATCAAACACGCTTAGATGCTATTGCGAAGCTGTATAATGGCAAAAATGCCAACATTGAAGCGGAGCTTACCGCTGATTTGGTAGGCGATTACCTGTTTACGGACAGCGAGTTTATCAACAAGCTTTCCACAGAAAAGCCGAGCTTATTCAAGCGTATTTTCGAGGAAATCAAGTATCTTTACAAGGTGGCTACCGCCGGCAGTAAGGAAGCGAAGGAGCTTGAAAAGGTAAAGAGAGCATTTGAGAAGGCATACCGGGAGGGCGGCAAGGCAAAAAGCACAGAAATACAGTACGATTTAAAGAAAGATGCTTCCGGTAAGACCTTTGTGGATGTAACAGAAGATATACTTGACACTAATTCCGGAGAAAGCGTTGCGAGAATTATCCAAAAAGTTATTTCGAAAAAGTTTGATAATCTTATCAGTGCAAACGGCCAACAGATACAGATTAACAAAACCACAAATGACGAGTTTAGACGTTCTAATTCCGCAAACGCACTTTTGAACAATCCTTCACAAGCTTATGATGATAAACTGCGAGTTATTGCTAACGCAGACGAGATTCTTACGTCTGCAAGGAATTGGATAGGCGAAAAGAAGAAGCATATTCGTAAAGACGATATCGTAGAATTTGCAAGAGGAAAAGTAGATTATAGAGTCGGAGAAAACGGATATACAGCGGATGTTATAGTCGGAATTAGAAAAAATGGCGCTGCTGTTTTGTACGATCTTGTGAATATTTACGACAAAAAAATAGTAGAAAAACCTGTTACTATGGCGAGCAATGATAGCTCCCAACGTAGGCAGAATCTTTCTACTTCTTCCAATATATCACAGGAAAACGAAACAGTCAATACCGAAAATTCAGACGATACACCTGGTGTTCGCTTCTCTTTGAGTGAAACGGTAGAGGAAACAAAGAACCTCATGGCATTGCATAACCTTCATTCTAGCGAGCTTTTGAAGCAATTAGAATTAGGCGGCATTCCATATCCGAGTATTGCAATAACCAAACCGGATGCAGTAAGTCACGATGGTTTTGGAGAAATAACCCTTATCTTGAACAAGGATTCCATTGATCCGAAAAAGAGCCGGTACAACAAAGTGTACGGTGCGGATGCGTATACTCCTACATTTCCTCATATTGCATATGAAGCAGATACAACGGCGGCAGAAAGAGTTAGTGAGACGGTTGTCAAACACTTTGACAAGATTCCTAGTCAGTATCAAAGCAGTCTTAGAACACTCCGGGATGACACTAACTTAACAGATGTTCTTAACCGTGAGCGTGGAGAACAGGGCTTAATCGAGAAATACTTGAATGATTACGGAATGAAGGAATTATATCTTGCAGAAAAGGGAGATATGGTTCCGTTAGAGGTTAAGCGTACCGAAACCGAGTTGACCGAGTATCAAAAAGATACTGCACGAACCATGATTGAAAGACTTGGTGTTGATGTTGTCGAAGCGTTTAACGAAAAGGGAACATTCAACACTTTATTTGATGCAAGAAAACAGTGGTTTGAACAGCATGGCGAACAGTTTGCCGATATTTATGCCGACCTTCTTGTAAAAGATACAGGGATGCCAAAATCGGAAGCGAGAGAAATCGTAGACGGAGAAAAGCTTGTTTGGAAATTCAATACAATGCGACAGGTTACAGAATACCTGAAAAACGGTGGCAAAACCGTAAAAGAGGAATCGGACTACGGTGCAACGGAAGCAAAGATTGATGAAA